GTTTATAGTTAGATACCATTTTTCTTTGTTGTGAAATACTACCACCACCCATTTTCTTTTTACGTCCCCCTGGAACTATTTTTCCAGAGCAAACGGCAGATGCATACATGTTTGCGTACGCGCTCGGATACACTTTAAATTTTGCTTTTGCAGCAGCTTTTCCTCTTGGACAAAGTTTACCCATTATTTTTTACCTTTTTTAGACATTCCAGCTTCTGAAAGAGCAATTGCAATCGCTTGTTTTCTAGATTTAACAACTGGTCCTTTTTTACCTGAATGTAATTTTCCTTTTCCAAACTCTTTCATAACTTTTTTAATTTTAGCTTGGCCGCCTTTTGCTTTTTTAATTACACCTCTACCTATTAAGACATCTTTAAAAGTTACTTTACCATCACCACTTAAATCAGGAAATGCTTTACCACCTTTTTTAAGGTTTAATCTTGGTCTTACACTGTAATCGTTTCTCATTTTATTCTCCTATCCGTTTTCTTTTTCTTTATTTACAGATCTATTCGCCATTGTTCTAGCAACAGATTCTGCAGATCTTCCTACAACATAACCACCTAGACCTATTTGCAGTAATGTCCAAACATCACCAGGTAATTCGACAAATATAATAGATGATTTAAAAAAAAATAGTATAACAGGCCCTAAAACATAATTCCATATTAAAATAAAAATCAATACATACATTAACAATGGTCGCCAACTTGCTGCAAACCAACCCGCTTTTGCTTCAGCTTCAACTATTTTAGCAGCTGCTTTGAGTTCCTCTGTGTTTGATTGTAATAATTGAATTTGTAGCTGTGCTTTTAATTTTTCTTGTAAATCTTTATCGGAGACAGCTTTATCAATTGTGTTGAATAATATTTTAGCTAATGGTGCGACAGCACCTAACATTTGAATCATGTTTTAATACCACTTTGATGATCTTTTTTTCTCTGGAAGTATACTTCCTTGGCCTTGAACTAGATCAACTTGAGTTTCTTGAGGATTTGACATTTCAACATCAATTCCACCAAGTAAATTTCCTTGTTTATCAGTAAATTTATCAAAATTTACTTCTTTAGATTGACCAATTTTTTTCTTTTTATTTTTCATAGGTTTTTTATACTCCTTTTTTATTGATTTGGAAATCTATTTTTAAGTTTAGAAGCTAAAATAGTCTTCTCTAATGAAGTATTTGCTCTTAATTTAGCTAATTCTTCGTTTTGTTGTAATTTTTGACTGTCTGTTGACTGTGCCATCATTGCTTTCATCTTATCAAGATTAATCCTTTCATTACCCTCTTGTCGTTTTCTATCATTTTCTTGAGCGACAAGATCTAACTCACGTGATTTTAGTTTTGCGACTGGATCATTATCAAATTGTGATGTAATTTTTTTCTCTTCATTCATAAATTCTTCCATCATCTCAGCAATCAACACAGCTTTTCTTGCTTCAATTTTTTCATTTAACATTCTAATTTGAATTTGCATTTGTGGATTCTGAATTGCTTGTGGATTTTGTTGCATCATTTGCAATTGTTGCATTTCATTTCTAAATTCCATCTCAACTTGTTCTTGAGACATTAAAGAAATGTGTTCAAAACAATTTTTTTCTAATGAAGCCATAATGATTGGAGCATTTCTTGCCATATTGGTTGCCATAAAATTTAAATGTGCAGTTATATGTGCTCTATGGTCTTGTCCTGGGAACGCTTGAAATGGTTTCCCTGCAAGAGCATCAATATGTTCTAATGCAGGGTCCTTTGGTGTGGGTTGATCTGGTCTTAATAAAATACTATCAATATCTCTAATTCCTAATGCTGAATACATGTTCCTATAAACTTCATACATGTTATGAATTCCAGGATTAGACATTGCAAGTTGTAATTCTGTTTGTGCAATTGATATTCTTTGCGTTTGTGAAAATATATTTGGATCTGCAACAGGAATAATATCTACTTTATCATCAAAGTCCGTTTGTTTAATTGTTCTTTGTCCACCCACAACATCATATGGATATTCAGGTGGTAAATATAATTTAAATACATCTGATAATAATTTAAATTCTTCTTTCATTGAAGCATATATTCTCTTGTGAATAGCAGACATAACTCTACTACCACGTTCTAGCAAGGCCACGGTCGTGCCCACTGCTGCTTGCTGATTCCCCTCCCCTACTTGCATGTCAGCTATTGAAGCAAATCGCTGACCTGCTTGAACCACGACCCCCATTAAAGCTAATAAAGTTTGTGACGGTTCTTTATATGGCAAAGGCATAAATGCATCTCTTAAATTTCCACTAGGTGCATCTACATCTCTAAATTCTCCAGGTTGAATAGATTGAGCATCATCTCTAATTCTAATTCCTCGTTGCTTGAAGCCAGCGGGAAGATTTGATAATGTTCCTGCATCTAATAGTTGACGTAATGCTTGTGTCGCGGTGCGAGATAATCCACCAATCATTTGAATTAAACCATTACCATAAAAACCAAATCCTGGTAAAAATTTAAAATGTACAAAATAATTAATTTTTTTCTTTAATAAATCATTTTGATCGTAGTTGCGTCTAATAGATAAAACTTCTCTAGAATTTTCTTCAATGGTTACAATGTAAGGTAATTTAATTCCAGTGGGCTGACTAGTTTTAGGACTAATATCTTCAAAACCTTCTAAATCTAAATTAACGTGACACTCTAATAAAGTAAAGATATCTTCGGTTTGACCACTCATGGTTACACCTTCTAATTGTCTCTCTTTAGATTTAATACTATCATCTTGAGTTAATTCATCAGATGCTTTTAATTCTATATCTCTATAAAAACCTGAAACTTGTTGTTTTCTTAGTTCGTTCTCTGAAATTCTTATGACATGAATAATTGAGTCTGCATCTTCAAGTGATGTTGCCGTGTAAGGCACAATAATATCTTGAGCTTGAATAAATTTAGAAACAGCTCTTCCTAATATTTCATCGTAATAAACTTTTTTAAACGTTGAACCTGATAAAGGTAAATAAAATAACATTTGATCAAATTCTGGTTCATATTCTTTCATAACATCCATAATTTGATAGTTCATAAATTCAGCAACTCTATTTGCTTGTTCTTGAATTTGTGTAGTTTCTAATCCTATAACTTGAGTTCGAACCGGTCCTCCTGCTGGTAATAATTCTTTGTAAGCTAACGCTTGAAATTGTGTTACTGCTTCTGCAAGAACTGGATGCGTGGCGCTAGATGCACCTTGAAATGGTTGTGTTCTTGACTCGTATTTAAATCCAAGTAGATCTAATCCTTGTGTGTATGCTTTTTCCCAATCTGCTCTTGAATCTTTGTAAGATTGTATATCTTGATAGAGTTCTGATCCTAATTTATTTAAAATTTGTTCATCGATTACTTCAGCAAGGTTTGCTCCAAACTCTGTTACTGCCGATAAATTTTTAGTTGGATCAAAATTTATATCAACACTACCATCTTCGTTTTCTGTAACTTCGGTTAGGCCTGCAGGAGTTTGTTCAATAGATTGTGCAATCTGTTCTATTTCTAATTCTCCAGGTGTAAGCTTATCTGCTACGTTTGGAAGCGACTTGTCTATCTCTGCCATTTATTGTTTTCTCCAATTTTACTGTTCTAACAGTATTGTAACTAATATTCAAGCCTTGGGGATTAGGACCACGTAAGGGTGGTATAGTTGTTGTTAGTTTTTTAATCATTTTTCTTCTTTGGATACATATAATCCATTATTGGATAATTCTCATCTAGATTTTCATAAGAAGCAGCAGGTATTTCATCAATATATTCTGAGTGAGTTATAAATTTACTTTCAAATTTTATTTTTTCTTCTTTTGATAATCCTTTGTACCATTTATCTAAAGCTTGAATGACCTCATCTCCTTCCGTTGCAGTGTCATAATATTCATAACTTTTTCTATAGGGATCTGACTTATCTGGAGACTTATAAAAAAATCCAGGTGGTTCAACCTCTACGGTATAAAGTTCAGTAGCTCTTGGAATTTTAGGATCGCTTCCATAAGCTTGTCTCCCTTGTTTACCAGTATAAAAATCAAACATATGTTTTTCATCTGTTAAAGGATTTGTGTAATAAGCTGTCACATTACCCTCTGCTGGATTGTGTACAAATTCAAATTTAACATTTGTTTTTCCACCACCTATTGTATTAAATTCTAATGGTATAGTTATCTCTCTTTTAAATTCTGTCATGCCATCTCTTATATAATCTTTTCCAACGATTTTACCTTTTCTACGAGAAAACTCAGAAAGGTATGGAAAAAATTCTGGCATGTTATCTACTACAGGATTAGTTGCAATTCTTACAGCGTTTGCAGTTTTAGTTGCTGTGATACTAGTATCTAATAATCCTAATTTTTTTGCAGTTGGATACACAATAGCTCCACCAGTTAAAATTGCTCCTGTCTTTAAAATATCTCTTCTTGTTGGATCAATTTTTTCTTCCATTTTAATTGGAGCTTTTGTTTTTGAAGTATTAAGTGCTCCTTTTATAATTCCATAAGCTAAAAATGGATCTAAAATAGAACCTGCAATTTCAGCAACATCTCCTGCAAGTAATGTTCCTGTTGTTGCACCCTTAGGAATATTTTTTTCTATGTATTTATTTATACCTAACTTTTCTCCTAAAACAGGTTCGTAAAATTCAAAATTTTTTCCTGTCTGACTAAATAAAGTTTGTAATGGTTGACCAATTAAAAATTCAGTTCCTTCCACTATTCCTTTTGCGCCTTTGCTTAAAAAGTATTTTGGATTTGTTAAAAGTTGTTTTCCTGTTTCTGCAAAATAAGCCGCCTCAGATGGAAAATCTTCTTTGTATCTTATACCTTTTGCTTTTTGAGTTGCTTTATATTCTTCTCTTTCTTTTTCTTTTGCAGCTTTTTCTTCTTTTGCTAATTTTATTACTTCAAGCAATCTCATAATTTCATTTATGTCATTTGAATTCATTAATCTTTGTTCTAGAATTCCAATGGGGTCAGTTTCTCCAAGAGATGGTATTTCAGGAGTATAAGATTCATCGGTGCCATTTGCTAATTTAACTCGACCTCCTTTTTTCATTGGCATTGCAGTTTCAAAAGTAGATGTATCTGGTTCATTTTTAAAATTTGTAAGTTTTTTTCTAATATTTGTAATACCTTGTTCTAATGCTTCTCTTCTTTCATTAGCTAATTTAATTTTATCTTCTTGTCCACTCATAGCTTGTTCCACTCCTGGCATTAAAGCTGGAATTGCTTTTTGAACTACGCTAGGTAAAACATTTAATCCGGCAAAAGCAGTTGCTTCCGGCAATGAGTAACCTCCTAATAATGCCGTTGCAAAATCATAAGGTATAAATGCAGCAGTGGATGCTTGACCTAATCCTGGAACCATTTTTAAAGCTGTTCTCACTCCAGATCCTGATTTTAAAATATCTGGACCATATTGTTCTTTATGTTTACGAAACATTTCTGCTTCTTCTCTTCCTTCTTTAGTGTTAGGGTAAACAATATCTCTATACATTTCTTCAGAAAAAGTTAATTTTTTTTCTACAGGTTTAGATTTACTTTGTTTTCTAGCCTCTTCAATTTCTTCTATATCTTTCATCATAGTATCTAAATTTCTTAAATTACCATTTTCATCTTTAAAACCAATAACGTGTTGAAATATTCTTCTATTTACATATTTATTATAATCTGAAACTTGTTTACTTGGATCTATTTGTGGTGCACCTATTTCTATACCATCAATAAAAGATCTTATGCCTTGTTTTTTAAAATCTTCATCGGCCGCTTGAATAAGTAATTTTTTTTCAAAAGGGTCTTTAGTCTTTTCAATTTGTTTTCTAACTCTAGATTCTTCTAAATTTTTTGCATAATCCAGTATTGAAAGATCTACAATGTCATTTTCAATTTGTTTATTATGAGCTAATACAAGTGGGTTATAATCAGAAACGCTTCTGCCTTTAGAGATAAAATATCTTAATAATTTATCTACGGTAGGAGCTTTATATCCTCTTTCTGTAAAAACTTTTTCTACAACTGGATCTAATGATTTATATTTAAAACTAGATTGTTCTTTTAAATACTTTTGTATTTTTTCATTTTGTGGATGTTCAGTTATAATTTTTTCATCTTCTCCTAATAAATCTTTATTGTAATTGGCGTGATAATATTTTTTTCCTCCTCCTTCCTTAGTTAAATCTTGAAAACCAAGTATAATTCCTTGTTTAAAAATAGGAACATATTCTGTTTTTCCAAAATCTCTTCTTGCAACATTAAAATAATTTAATAATTTATTTTCTGGCTTTCTTAAATTAAAACCAAGATTTTTTTCTGTACGTTCTTGTCCTATGGGTTGATTTACGTACGCTGCAATTCTAGCTGCCAAGTTTCTATCTCCCTTATGTCCACTACTAACTCCATATTGATATATATTAAAATTAAATTCACCTTTATGTTCTGAACCAAAAACTTTTTTTATTTTATCTTGGACAAATTTAGATAATGGTTTCTTAATTTTACCTTCTTGTAAATAATACGGTGTAAGAGATGGTTGAAAATTTTTTCTTACAACAAAATCATAAACGTCTTGATAATTTTTTTTATCGTCGTACGAAAAACCATACCTACCTTTTGAAAAATCTGCCTCTGGAAAAACTTCTTTTATTTTATTTTGTTGTTCTATTGTTAAAGGATTTCCTGTTTTAAGAAATGGACTTTTTCCTTCATTTATTTTTAAAACAACTCTTGTTGATAAATTATATTCATCATATTTACTTTTAGGATAACCCCTATGTGGATATTTTTCAAAATCAGGTAATTCATATCCTTCGTTTTTAGCTCTTTCAGTTATTGCATATCTTTTAAACTCTTCTAAAGTACTAAAATCTTCTTTAGTTTTTGTTCCCTTACTAAATCCCTCTCTCGTTCCTAGCTCCTCGCCACTTGTCTCTTGTATCGAGAGTGGAGTTACGGATCTTAAGATTCGAGTTCTTGCTAATTTAATATCTTCTGGAGAAACGGGCTCCCTAGTGAGATATCTCATTATCTCCATCTTCTTTTTATAATTGTTCATTCTATTCTCCAACTAAATATCCAAGGCCGCCTTTTGCAAATCTAGCTTCACCTCTTAAAAAAACATTGCCTCGATCATCATATCTTAAATTAATATTTCTATTTTGATCGGGCGCGTACTTAATGCCTACGGAATAAGGATTAACTCTAAACACATCTTTAATAGTTTCTTTGTAATTATATTGAGGCACATCAATATTTACTCTTGATCTACTTCTCACATCTCCAATATCTCCCAATAAAGAAATACCAGTATTTGGAACATTATATTTTCCCCTTACAGTAAAGTTTCTATCTGCTGTATTAATTTTAACATAAGGATCTGGAGTTGATTTTCCAGAGCTCATGGCACCCATTATTCCTAATTCTAAATTACCTGCTTTAATTGGATACTTGTCTATATTTTTAGGAGCTTTTTCATAAGAATCTAAAGTTATACTAGGTGCGCCATCACTTCCTTCCGCGTAACCAATTCTTCCACCCCCTGCATATCCTTCTTTAGGTGGTTCCATACCTGTTAAATAATCAAGTCCTAATGATTGATTGTTTACATTATTTTTATAACCAATTATTCCACCATCTGCTTTACCCTCTGGTTCATCTGAACCTTTTTTAATTATATCTTCTAACTCTTCATAAGTTTTAGATTCACTAACAAGTTCTGCTTTAGGTTTTATAGTATATTTAGATCTTACAAATTTTGCAGCTTCCTCTTCCGTTCTAAATTGTCCAAGATTATCAGCTAGACTATCTACTTGTTCTAAAGCTCCTTCCCCATATGCTTTTCTATAAATATCTATTGGTTCACCAAGTCCTTGCATAACTTGATCTTGTAATTCTTTTGGAAGTTTTAATTTACCTGCTTGAATATCTTCTCTCATAATTTGTCTAACCGTTGCTCTGACATATCCAGTCCTTTGTGCGTTTCGCATATAGTTATTAAATTGAATATAATCTTTCACAATGTCACCAATAACAGATTCACTTTGTTGTGGTATTATTTCTTTTAACTCTTCTCCTGCTTTTTCTAATCGTTTACCTTGAGCTTCTAATTGACCTGCAATACTTGTTGGAGAATATTTACTTCCTTTTTCCTCAGTTAATTTTTTTAATTCTTCTCCTGTTATTTTTTCTTTAGATTCCATCCCAACTACTTCACCTTCTTTAACAACTTTTTGTTTTGGAAGTAGGTCAGCTGCTTGAAGTTTATTTCTTAATCTTGTTAAATTGCCTTCAAATATTAATCTTTCTGAATCATTCATTTTTGAAGTGTATGGAACTAATTGTTCCATTTCTTTATAGACATTAATTGCTGCATTATCTGATGCTGCTTCTATGTTTAAACTTTCTTTTAAATATCTATCAAGTTTACTTCCTGGAAAACGAACAACATTTGTTCTTGTACCTAATGTACTAGATATGGCTTTTGCTCCATATAGTTCTTTAATTAGTTCTAATAAACTTTTCATACTAATAATACGTTTTGTTATTCCTGATTATAGGTTCATCCTTGTAATCCTCTGGATGATCTACAAAGCCACCTTGTCTAAAACGCATCACGGCTTGTGTCGTAGAATCTACAAGATCGTCATGGTCTCCATAAGGAAACGCAGCACATTCTTCAATAACCTCTTGTGCAAAGTCTTTATCAACAGGTGCCCAAATTTGCCCCGCTTCAAATAAAGGTGCAACAGAATTTACTCGTGTGTGCTTATCATTACCCTTTGAAGGTGTGTAGTTTATAACAGGGATACCCATTTTTCGCAATTCATAAGTTAATGGTAATCCTGATGCTTTAGCCTCTATCAGTACAGTTTCTGGTTGCCAGTATTGATATTGTTGATACGCTATTCTACGAAGCTCAGGAAATTCAAAACGATCTTTCACAGCATCTAGCAAAATGAGTTGAGGTCCTGAGTCTTCATTTGTTTGAAAAATTCCCCAAGTTGTTATAGCTGAATAGTCTGAAGTTTCTTTTTTCATAAATGCAGTGTCATAACTTTGTATGACATGTTGCAAAGGTGGAATGGTTTCTTTCTCCCACTTACGCCACCATTCACGTTTTATAATTGCTCCTTCCTCTGATGTTGGATTTTGCATCCACTGTGCATTCCATTTTTGTAAACTAATAGACGCTTTAACATTTTCTAATTCATCTAGTTTCCAAAACTCTGGCCACACCGATTTACCGGATGGAAGTATTGCAGGGAATTCTATAAGTTCCCATTTGTCAGATTTAATGTTTCCCGATTCTCGAAGCAAGCTACCTGTTAAATCTTTCGTGTTCCATCTTGTCATGACAAGAATAATTGCTCCTCCAGGTTGTAATCTTTGACGTGGTCCTGATGTGTACCAATCATATGCTCTCTCAAGTGCGTCTTGATTCATAGCATCCTGTTCAGAATGTGGATCATCAATAATAAGTAAATCTGCGCCACGACCAGTAATTGCAGAGCCAACACCTGCTGCATAATATTCACCACCTTGTTCTGTTTCCCATTTACCAGCTGCTTGACTATCCTCACGAAGTCTTGTGATAAATATTTCTTTATACTCTGGCATGTCCATTAATGTTTTAGATTTACGACCGAAGCGAACAGCGAGTTCTGTAGTGTGAGTTGTTTGAATTATTTTTAAATCAGGTTTACGACCAATCATCCAAGCGGGAAGTAAAAAAGAAGCAAATTCAGATTTAGTATGCCGAGGAGGCATATTAATAATTAATCTTTTAATTTTACCGTTTGCCAAATCATTAAATTTTTCTGCAATTTTTTTATGATGTTCGCCTTCTATAAAATCAGGCCAAACACGTTTTACAAACGTCATAAAATCAGATTGTGCTTTTTCTATTGCACGTTTTTGTTTTGCAAGTAATCCTGCTTTTATAAATTCTTGTTTTATATCAGGTGGTAATCTATTTAACTTTTTAATAAGGTCATTCATAAAATTTTTTTGCAAAATTTTTTAGGATCAATTTTGGAACCTTTAAAGTATTTACACCTTATGAATGTCTAAATCAAGCAATACACGGCTAAGTTGTGGGACCCCTTTTTGTTTAAGTAAATTAATTTTTATAAAATTAAAGTTAATTGTAAATGAATTGGGACCTCTTTGATTTTGCCACTCGATGCACGCACCGAGTGGCTAGATACTAGACTCAGTCTAGTAGTGTCATGTATTCGTTAGGAAAATGTTTAGAGAACCAAGATAAACCTTTTTGCATAAGATTATAATCTTCAGTAACTTCTGCACCTTTAATCATATCATACACAGCAACAGCGAACCAAGGTAGACTAGCAGTTACACCGCTATACATATTCGGTACGTCTATTAGTTTTTCTTTTGGGTCTAGATTTAAATTTAAGTCAAAGGGTATTTTATATTCTTTGCCTTGCCAATTTATTACATGTAGTGGTTTAGTCATATTATACCTGTATGTTTGTTTGATTAACTATATCATCAGCTAAATTATCATTCAATAACTTTATAGTTGTACGCGTGTAGTCGCGTCCTTGCCAATCTTGGTGAATTGTTTGAACTATATCTATAGGGCTTTCTTGTGGTTTAGTTTTAAGCCCAACAAAGTTTATTAGCTGCGTCATATGTTTTTGTAACCAATTATTCATACATCGTTCATCACAGAAATAAAATTCCCAATCACTTACCCAATCATATCTTGGGTGTGTTCTGTCTGTTATATCATATCTTGCATTGCGTGTTCGCAAAACTTTATTGCCTTTAGTTCCACGAATCCTTGATTGCGTTTCGTAAGTATGGCAATTAGGTCCCTGACAAATGTGTTTCATTTTAATTATCCTTTCTTGGTACAACAGTTATATCGCCACTTGCAGTTCTATACCCCTCATTATCTAAATCAAAGTAAGTAAAAAGATTTTCATTTTTTTTAGATACCCACTCTTTAGATTTTTCAGTCCATAACCCAGCACGAGTAATAAACTTACCATACTTTTTAGCAAAAT